GACTTCAAGCCTATTGAGGGCATCGCGCACTGAGGCTCCGCCATTTGGCTTGAACTGTTGAGCAGTTTGTCGCGTGTTCCACCACGCCAACCACGTGGGGGCAACAACCGCTACGATGACAACCCCAACAACTGAGGCAATGCCTGGATCAAGTGCGATCATTGTGCCTCCCGTCGGCCTTTCCTTAATGTAGCCGATGGGATTTACGGCTACTTGAATCAGTGAATCTTGATCATCAGATTCAGCGCTAAGTGTCTATTTCTCGTTGAGATTGCCGTATTAGCAAATCCACCATCTCCAGTGGATCCCGAAAAATTGTCAACCGTGACGCCGTGATGGTGGTTGGTGTCCTGATTGGTGGTGTTGCCGGTGTGGTTTGTTACTAAGGCGGTCACTCCATGTGATGGGTTACCGTAGGAAACAGCCATGCCGACAAGCGGCGCTGCCAGCCCGGTATTCATAGCCATGATCGCAGGGGAAAGGGACGGAGTGGTATTTCTGCCCGTAACAAAGTCGTCGGCGACTAGGTTAGTTAGGCGAGTCACTAGATCAATATGGGAATCAACGGTGACAGAAACTGGATGACCGTGAGACATGCCGTGTTGGTGGTTGGCGCTCTGAATGCCAGATATCCCGGTGTTGGATCCAACCGTGTGACCATGAGTCATGACGTGCTGGTGGAGGGGAAGGTTGGAAGCGGTGATAATTGTCGTGTTCGATCCAGCAACCACTCCTAGGGCTGTGGCCGCAAATTGAGCAATTGTCGCGTCACTGACATCCGGAAGCACAATTGAAGAGCCAGACTTCCAGGCGGTAGGAACAGCGTTCCATGCGCTTGGAAAGTTAGTTTGAGCGTTTGGAATGGTCTGATTAAAGAACGACCAACCTGTTGGGGCTGTCGCTGCTGCTGTGGCTGCAACCGTTCCGGCGGGAACCAGTAGGTTCTGAAGAGCGGCAGCAAGATCCGCTAGGGTGATTGCGCCATCCAGAATGTTTGACGACGTGATCGTTCCGGCGGCAATGTCGGTCCCGGTAATCGTTCCATCCGTGATGTTTGACGAGGTAATGGTCCCGGACGCAATATCTGTACCAGTAATCGTTCCATCCGTGATGTTTGACGAGGTAATGGTCCCGGACGCAATATCTGTACCGGTAATCGTTCCATCTGCAATCTTCGCCGAAGTGACAGCGCCGTCAGCCAACTTGCCGGTTGTTACCGCAAGGTCATTGATCTTTGTTGTAGTTACTGCTAGAAGCCCAAGGTCAGCATCAACGACCGCTCCGGCTGCGATCTTAGAGGTTGTGATCGCATTGTCGGCAATGTTCGATTCCGTGATGGTTGTAGAAGCAATCTTTGCCCCGGTTACGGCTCCGTTGGCCAGTTTGGCAGTCGTTACGGAGAGGTCATCCAACTTGGCCGTTGTTACGGCTAGATCGACAAGAGCAGCCGTTGGGACCACAGTGGTTCCAAACAGAGCGGTGCTGTCGATGCTGCCATTGCCAAGACGGTGGACGTGATCGTCTGCTGCAAATACACGCCCTGAAACGGTGCCCGCTGTGTTTGTCGTACCTACGGACTGTGCTGTTGCTGGGGTCCCCATCGGGTGCACGTGGTTTGCTAGGGCAACCTCGGCAAAGGTCACGCCGCTGGTGGTAGTGACCGTTCCTGCCGACGCCGCAGAACCAGTGCGAAGCGCCTGGATGTCGCCCGATTCGCCATAGTCGTTCACCGTGACCCAAGTGACGCCGTTCGACCAGTACAGAAGGTCTAGGTCTTTGGCGTAGTAGAAGGATCGAACATTCTGTGCATCGCTAGCAACGCCTTTCGCTGCGTCACTGCCCTCGCGCCACACAACTCCCAGTGTCTCAATTTGAGCGTTGTCGCCATCATGAAGAGCGCGATTGTAAGGATCGCCCCCACTGTCCCAACGATTTAAGCCGAAGCGACTTGTTTTTGAAACTGCCATCAGTCCTCACCTTGGGTCGTGGTAGGGATTCTATCTCTAGATATAGGCATGGGAGAGCACTCCCCCGGCAGGCTTTGCTAAGCCAGCAATTGAGAGAACCTGTGCCTCGTCAATTGTTTGACCTGTAAGTGTCTTTACGACTAAAGAGAAGCGATTGGTTGTAAATTCAGCCCTAGCGCTTGACGGGGGCGTGGGCAAAGACAAAGTAAGAACTGTAGAGAATGAAATTGACATTCGATTAGCAGAGACGGTCGCCGAAGCAGGCGTGTATGTTCCGTCCGGAGACCCCCCAATTCCACTGATAATTACGGTAGGACTGCTCGGGATCGTGGAAACCGGAACTCTGGTTGTAAATGTGATCGTCATTACCCCTGAGGCGGCTACAACTGATGCGATCTGGCCGCGCCACGTCCCCTTCGTCACTTCTACTCGCTTGTTTGTCACCCAGCCTGTCGTGCTGAATGATCCAGTAGCGCCAGCAACGGTGAAGGTCGTTGTGGAGGGGACGCTTGCGATGGTGTAGACGTGATTGACTTTAGAGATAGGCGACCTATAGACCTCAACGAATGATCCAGTAGTAAGTCCATGTGGCTCGGGAGTGGTCAGCGTGAGAACGCCAGCATTTCCCTGGATGCGAGCAGGAACATTTACGCCCGTCAAAGCCACGCGAGCGGCGCGCTTAATGCCCTCTGTCGTGCCGCCCCAAATCCCTGTCGCCCCAGTGGAGATGAGGTCCGCCGAAACGGTTGTTGGGTCCAAGGGGTAGGCGTTGGCGTCCTCAACGAAAGCCCAAGTAAGGTCAGACGCCTTAACGACAGTTCCTGTCGTGGCCGTGGTGCCTACGTCTGCCGGGCGAACCGAACCAGTGTAACTCGTGAACGCAGTGCTAGAAGGCGTGGTGATAGTGAAGGTGTCTCCAGAGACCGCTACAACCGTGCGTGTCCCGTCAATCTCGGCGCTGCCAACGCCAGTAATAACCACTTGATCACCGACCGAAAGTCCGTGTGGGCGCGAGCAGATGATTGTAACCGTCGTGCTTGAGACAAGCCTAATGGCCGACAGCACTGTATATTGCTGACTGTAGGAAAAAGTAAGGCCAGCAGTGCCGGTGACGGCGTAGTAGCCGTTGAAGTTTGTTGCTGGACTAGTCGTAACGGTTACAACATCACCAATCTGAAGCCCGTGGGCAGCCCCTGTCGTCAGCGCTGCTACGCCAGTTGCCCTGGCTCGCTGCGAAATGGCGACGCTAGGGGCGGCAGCAGCAGCATTGATTGCTGTCTCCCAGTCGGTCCACGTTGGGTAGTTCTGTTCTAGGTAGAACCAGGGCGTGTACCCGCCCGAAACCTCAACACTCCCAATGCCCAGAAGTTGCGAAAGCCAAGGGAGCCACTCTCGCTGGACGCCGGAACCTGGGTAGCCAGAGGGGTCAACAAGTGTTGACGTGTCGGACGGGTCTCCTCCGTCAGCAATACTGACGTAGTTAAAGTCATCAATCATCTCATTGATGTCATTCACTTGAGAGCCGATCAAATCAAGGAATCGCGCCAAGGGTTCAGTAGGACCAACCTGAAGCAGATCCTCCTCTCTCATGAACTCTGGGATCCAGAGCATTGCCTTTCTGGTTGTTGGGGAGACGATCTCGCCGTAAGGGCAAAGAATCACGCTATCTACCCAAAGGAATCCATCAAGCGAATTTGATGTAAGTGACCGAAGTTCGATCCTGACTACGGCGGCAGATGTGGAAAGTGGAGCGGTCGCCGTATGACTAACCGCCGTCCATTCAGGAACCGTAGCCATTGCGTTCGTGCGGCTACCCATTTGAGCGGACGAGTATGTGACGCCAAGGCTTGTCCCAGCGTTGTTGAAAAACTCAATGCCAAGAAAAACTTCGCGATCAGAAATATCGTGGTGAAACCACATGGACGCCCTATAGATTTCGCCTGGGTCTGCAGCGTGGCGCGTCCCTGCTGCCCCGGAAGTGATCCTTGCTGTCGTTCCAGCCGACCCAGTATGCGTTAGCAGTAGACTCTGCTGCCCAACAAATGACCGCTGTGTTGTGTTCTTGAGTGAAGCATTGGCCTCGGCCACCCACGTGCCATAGCCAGTCGTAAGCGAGAGCGACAATCCAGAAGTGACGCTACCCAAAAGATTATAGGTGCCCACCTACACCACCGTCACGGTATGAGTTGAGGAGATTGTGAGCGGCGCTGGATCAAGAATCTGAAGGTCACCGTTCGATAGTTTCTTTACCAATGCAACGACAACACCGCCACTGGATGAAGCGGTTGATGCTGCTGAGGCGTAGGTGAACTGACTGCCAGATGCAGACGTTGCGAGCACAACTCCAGAAGTATTGAATGTAGCGTCTGTAACTCCGGAAATCTTTAAGTACAGGGTTTCTCCACCGCCAATTGATACCCCGTGAGCCGCCGTGGTAGTGACCGTGACGGTAGTTCCATTTCGACTGATTGCAGAGATGGCAAATCGGTTTGCTGTCGACGTAGAAGGAACCGAAACGTCAGTTGGGGTGAGGGTTACGGAACTCACGTAGTCGACCCCTTGGATTGTTGAGGTGCCCACTTCAACATTGATGGAGCCAAGACCATTCACGATTTCGTTGATGCGAATCGTTGGCGACCAGTCCCAGTTGTTGGTTGAGAGATACGACCCCAAGTACGTCTCGCACGTGTTTTCGACATCAAATGGCGTTGCGCCAGCATTCCTTTTAACTGTTGCTTGAACCTCAACAGTAACAAAGGCTGGGCTGGCAACATCAATATCAAGCGACGCATGAGACCGCTCAGACACAGCATCGTTGATTTCATCCAGGACCCCGTAACCCACGTCTGTGGGGTTTAGGGACCCATCGCCATTTCCGCTGAGAAGTTCCGTTGGGCTGCTGTCGATCGGAGCAGCGACAACGAGAATATTCCCGGCTAGGCCCGTGTTTCTAGTGTTATTAGCGTTGTCGATTGCCGTACACCGATAGACAGACGGGAAACGACCATCCAGAACGAACGAGGAGGTCTGTGCTGCTGTTGCCAGCGAGGTTGATAGGCGTGCAAGTGTAGTCATACCTCTACTGAAGTACTGGGTGTCTGTCTCTGCGTCCTCGCCCCCAGATAGGGCTTGAGCAAGGGCCACCGACGCAACGCTAGGCACCACCGAAAGGAGGGACAACTGAGTGCCTGTAGTTAGACCGTTGAAACTACTTCCAACGGTTGTTGCCTGGACATCCACTACTCCGCGTGCGGGAATCGTTGACACTGGAGTCACGGTGCCCGTTGTGGCACTTGCTGCGCCCGAAGTTGCAGACGTGTAGGTGAAGGCGTTCAGGGATGGAACCGTAACGATTGACCTGCTTGCCTCGTCTAGGGTCGTCGTTCCCGTGATGCTTACAACGTCGCCAACAAAAAGTCCGTGCCGAGCGCTCGTCGTTACAGTAACGGTGGTGCCCGTCCTACTGATGGATGAGATTGAACGCAGGTGAGATGCGGTTACTTCGGAGACTGTTGTCAGCACCAGAGGGTCGGACTGGCTGTCCTCCTGGTAAAAGAGTCGTGTTCCAACCGGGATAACAAACGATCCAGTAGTTGTGCCAACGAACCTGGCAACTCCTGTGACCCTCTCTCCAGTCAGACGTTCCAGATCAAGCATCTTGAGCAGGACTTCCGTGATTGCCCCTGGAAGCCGGTTGATGGCATAGATGGCTTCCTGAACTTCCAGCGCCATTGACTGCAGAACAACTGCCTCAATGGAGCCTTCACGAACGACGAGTTCAGGTAGCGCCACCTGGGCGTACTCAATGGCGTTCAGGTAGATCGCCTGGCTAGAGCCATCGAAGAGAGTAAGGTCAACGTACTGACTGACATCAGGCGAGGGCATTGTCTGTCTCCTTGAACGTGATGTCTACTACGGTTTGGCCTTGAGGTGTTTGGTATGCGGTCACCGAAAGCACTTCAATCTCTGGATAGAACGTGACCAGCGATGCTGCCACTTCAGTATCAGAAACGACTGAGAAAACAGGGTCCTGAAGTCCGTACGTCAAAGCAAGTGGAAGTTCGCCCTTGCGCGTCTGAACCAGGGACGCAACCTGCTGCGCCTTGTGGGCGTCAGATCCTTGAGTGATCGACCGAACACCCCCGGATCTTGTCAGTTTGAATGGGTATGCCATTACCTGCATAGTTTCTATTCTGCCATGTCTGCTAGATGGTCTGTGGAACCTGAATAAGCGAGAAGCCGCCACCTGTTAGGTCAAGGGCACGATTTACGCCGTCTTCGATCACGGAAACTTCTGGTGCCGTTGCAGCAATCGAAACCGATGAAACTTCACCCTCGTTCCATCGAACTTCGGAAATCAAATAGACAGTCTTGAAGGTTGGCACGCCCTCCAGAACAATTGTCATTCCTGGGCGAAACTTTACTCCATCCTCTCGCTCTAACTGGAAATCCACCTGCGCCGCATCTGGATCGTCGTCTGAGCGTCTGGCGGTCGGGCAGGTGATGGAGCGAAACCCAATCAGTCCATTGGCCGTCAGTGTGCTGGGTGGATCCTGGTTCCAGTAAATTGGGGTGTACAAGAACGACGGGGTTGCGGATGGGGCAACGATTGCAAACTTGCCAGCCAGAAACTGGCCGCTTGTGAAGAACAATTTGCCATCCGTCTCAAAGAGATAGAACTGATTCTCAGAGGAGAGCCGCTTCAGGACATCCCATGTTGATTCGTCCGTCTTGTCGTTTTGGACGCGAATAATAGTTCCCTTGGCTGGAGTGCCTTCGCCAAAGAAAGTCATGCCATACTCTTGCGCTTTCACCTGAGCGAAAGACGTGGGACTGAGCCTCGGGAAGGAGGCCTGGCCTTTATCGCGTTTAAGTTGTTGACAACCAGCCGACCTCATTTCCACCGAAAGAACTTCGCTGGTTTGTCCCTGACGAACCTCTACGGCAGAGACCTCATATTGCACCCCTTTGTACATAACGGTTCGACGTAATTGAAATACGTTGTTCCCCAGCAACTTAAGGTCTGGATCCTCAACCTCAGCAGTTAGTTGAGCAACCGCAGACATGGAAAGGCTTACGGATAGTCTGGTTGTTCTGCTTGAGATGTCAAAAGAGGTATTCGATGCTGGGTCAACTACGAAAAGATCTTGAATCATGCGACAATCAATCTCAGGCAGTTCGATTGGTTGATTGATAAACGGCAAGCCATAGGCTCAACTCTTGAGCAGTTGGCGCTGTTGGGGTATTTGTGTTTGATCGACGCCGAGACCCTCTCGGAGTTGGTGGCCGAGCCGGTGGGAGGTCGGCGATTACTGTCATCCCCGGAACCGCCTGCCCGGACGCCTGAGTCTCAGTCAACTGCAGCGTGACGTTGGCAATGGTCATCTGCTGCAGGTTGTTGAATCGCGTTGCATCGATTCGTAGGTCCGTGAGGCGGAACACGACACCCCAGTGCAACATGCCCAACAGCCCACTGATGACGACATCCTTCTGTGCTTGGGCGATCTGCTTCAAGAGCATTAGGTTGTCCTCTACGGGGGCTGTGCCTGCTCCGAGCGACCTATTGGCCGTTACAACAGCAGAGATCGACACCTGAAGCGGAGCAGCGTACCCACGTTGCAGCAGTGGCTTGCGACCAGGTCGCCTTAGTTGCTCG